CGCTTCCGTTTGTCGCGCTTACCGTCCATTCCCCGGTATTTGGAAGATAAAATACGATTGCTTCACCCGTGCTTTTCTCCGTCAGCTTCGTCTCCCCGTTTTCCACGGTGATATTACTTTCATCCGGCGCGGTCAGCGTGAGCGTTAAAAAGGCCACTTCTGTGTGATAGTTCTCTCCGTATCCGGTCACGTCCACGCTCTTTGCTTCCGATTCCGCCCCCGAATACGACGCACTCACCGTATATGTGCCGGAACGTTTGACCGTCAAAGCCGCCGTACCGTCATTTCCTGCCGTAGCGTGGTATACCGTTTCCCCGCTTGCCGCTGTCACTTCCGCACCCGGCACCGCAGTTACGTCAAGCGTCGCCCGAAAGTACGACAATTCAATCGTATACGTTCCGCCGACCGTTTCCGCAAAGATGCTCCCATCCGCCGTCTCCCCGTCAAGTGACGCTTCGACCGTCCATGTCCCTGTATGCGGCAGCGCCGCCGTGAACGTCCCGTTCTCGTCCGTCTCGCCTGTAAGGACCGTCTCCCCGTCTTTTATCGTAATTGCGCTTCCCGCATCGGCTTCCACGGTCAGCTTCGGGCTGATTTCGTCTAAAATTTCACTCATTTTCTGGCTTATTCCGTCAATGTCGGTACCGATACCCTGATTTTGTTTCTGAAGCACAAGCGTATTTTCATACAGTTCCTTCGTGGCAACATTAAAATTCCCGGCATTGTTGTCATCCGTCGTCTCAAGGATGTCTATTTCATCCGAGAAAACAGGATTTTCTGATATATATTTTTTCATCTGCGCACCTCCTCGCCTGTTTGAAATAGTCTATTCAAACTGGTCTACGATGGAAAATCCCATCTCCATGTCTCCGTCCTTCCCCTTATTTGTGAAAGATTTGAAGCACGCAAAATCCCCATCCGCGTCAACCAGCCCGATCTCGTTAATGTTTTCCCCTGCCAGCGTTTCCTTTGAAAGTGTACAATGGTACAGCACGCTTATCCCGTCCTCCTGTAATTCAACACTGTCAAACGACTGCCTGTGTGTTTCGTTTTGCAGTCCTTTATCGTCCGGAAGCGGTGTCCTCACACTTGAGCCTGTTACCGCCCCGTCACCAAATGCCATTGCCACGATTGCCGGAAGCTGTCCCAATCCGGCTCTTGCCTTTACTGTTTTTGCTTTCTGCACGTTTGTAACAACGCTCTCATTTGTTCCATTAGATGCCATGCTATAAAACCTCCTCTACTTCACTTGCGTTTAATTTAACGGTTCCGTCCAGCTTCAGACTTCCGTCCAGCTTATAATAATTTGTCCTTGTAACGACGGAACATTCCGCGTCCATCATGTCTTTTGTCGTGTCTGCACAGGTCTTTATATCCATCTCCGGATTTTGCATACTCTGATACGTTGAAAAACGCGTCCTGTGCTCCGTGCTTTTTGCCGGAATCCCATTCCTGAAGAAACAATTTGTCCTTGCAGCGACAGAACATTCCGCGTCCATCATGTCTTTTGTCGTGTCTGCATTGATTTTTAGCTCCATGTCCGGTTCAAACCACCTGCGCTGTGCATCAAGTTTCAGGCTTCCGTCCAGTTTGGAACTGCCGTCCAGCTTTTGCACGCCCGGATACGTCGAAAGCCACATCCTGAACTCTGTACTCCTTACCGTAGTCTTAATCTTCCAGATCATTTTATAGACACAGTCCAGATCCCCTGTGTATACGACTTCAACGTGAGCCGGGATATTTGAGCTGCTGATCGTTTGCCGGATTGCAGGCATATAGACAGACGGATCGTCCGTAAATTTCATGCCGATGATCAGCTGTGAATCCGTCATTGTGACCGTACAGCTGCTCTTGCAATACTCGTACACCAGTTCCCTGATTCTGGAACGGCTCATCTTTCCTCCGCCGCGCCATTTCATTTTTACGGCAGTTTTTCGGTTCTCTATGTCCGAACCGGAATCGACATCAATAGAAAGAAACCGTTCAAACTCTTCCAGCGTTTCCAGCGTGCCGCTGTCTATAAAATGGTATATGAAAGAGTTATCCATATCCTGCGCCATATGGTCGAGCGTCAGCCCGGCAAAGGTATTGATCGCCACCATTTCCCTTATGCGCCTGTAAAACGACGGCTGGTAAGACTGCAGCTCTTCAAGCCCGCTCCTTCGCCTGTTAAAGAAAAAATCCTCGTTCTTATCGAGCAATAAATACCACCTCCGTAATCTTTGCCGCATACTCTTCGCCAACTGTAATATTGCTGTTTGCGCCGTTCATTTGCAGCGTGTCATAGTCGTAATCTGCAATGCCGGTAAGTCCGCTTAATATGGCTGCAATACTGCTCATCCGGACAACCGCATCTGTGGACTCGTTTTTCCGGTATGTGGCGGCAAGTGTAAGCTGCCTGAAATATTCCGCAAACGCCGTTTTCGCTTCCTCCTGAGCCGCCTCGAGCGTAGAGCCGTCTGCCAGCATGACATCTGCCGTAATCCGGACTTCATACGGAAGCGCTGCTGCTGCAAGAAAATGCGCCCCGATATTTGCCACCCCTTCGCCGACACCATCGCCAAACGTATAGGACTGCCCGGATGCCTCAACAGTGTACCCGTCTTCGATCGGATCTACATACTCCTGCACTTCACTGACAATATCCTCTGAGACTCCAAGCCCGTCAGCGGAAATGAGCACCGCCTTTACGGTATTTGCACCGCCCCATAACGGAAGGATTCTCGCAAGCGTAACGCCTGCCACATTTTCGCACCATGTCTTGTAAGCCTGCCGGTTGCTGTTTCCCGTGGGGTTTGCCTTTTCCTCTTTCCACCTTGCCCGGAATGAATCATCGTCTTCCTCATCAGTCCCCTTGTTGATCGCTTCCCCAAGCACTGCCAAAATAAGCCCGTCTATATTGTCAGACGGAATAAGCTGTGTCCCCGGAATCAGCCCGTTTGTTTCCGTCCCTATGTCGTTTGCCGTCAAAAATCCGGTTCCCGTTTCTGCATCCGTCAGCGTCCATGTCAGGTAATAATCCCCGCACATAAACTCCGAGCCGTCTGGGACAACCGCACCCTCAAAGGTCGCATTCCATGTAGAAAAAGTGCCGGCCGCACGTGTAAGCCCGTCCATTTGCGCGTACTGGTCTAAAATTTCCCCTTCACAGCTTTCAATGGAAATCATGTTACGGACACTGGCAAGATCCCCGTAAAACTTCGTTGTCCTCCTGATATGCCCTTCCTGCGTATCGTAAAACACGCTCCCCTGCCGGTTGTCGACATCCAGCCGTCTGGCAATCTCTGCCGCCTGTTCACGCCAGTATTCTTCACTCTGTTCATCCTCAAACAGTTCTGCCAATTAAAACACCTCCTCCACGCTCAGATTCCCGAATATGGTTGAAACATCAAACGAGCATTCAAACCCGTCACTTTCTCCGGTATCCACGGAAAAATTATCAATGTCAAGGATGCGCTCGTCATCTGCAAACGTATCCCTGACAAGCTCCGGTATTTCCGAATCTAAAAATTCATTCGTATTTTCATCATTCATGATGGTGTCTTTTATCTCGCTGCCATATTCGTCATCATAGATCACATTCTTGTACCGTTCCGTAAGCAGCGCCTTCGTCATTGCCTGCTCCACCGCATCAAGCCCGTCTGTCATCCCGGATATGCGCCCGTTTACCCAGTCAATATTGTAAGTCCTCGATGTTTCCAGCTCCTCTTCGCCGATCTCATCAATCCCGTTAAGGACAAGATCTGTATCCATCTCCACATTAACCGCCTCCTACCCTGTCTATGACAAAATACTTTTTCCCGTCATTGTATGACAGAAGGTATACTTTATCGCCTTTTTTCAGCGCGCCGTGTACCGTTATTTTCTTTTTTCCCTTAATCTCATGACTGTGGGATTCGAACTGCGCATAGCTGCTTCCTCCGCCGGTTTCCTCGCTCTTCCAGTCATCCGGCGTGATCTCTATCTCATAATCTGTCAGATGCTCCGGGACGACCAGATCCGCCTCATACAAGGTCCGTTTGGAATCGTTCGGGATTTTCACCGTCAGCGGGCTCGTGCCGGACACCACGCCCACTTCTATGCCGGATGGCACAAAAGAATCTGCTGCTATCCTGTTTATCAACTGCTTAATGCTTGTACTTTCTTCCATTCCGTCTCCTTATCTGTCTTATCCGGCTGATGCGACATCCGTTGCAAAATTCAGCTTTAGCTGCATCGTGTGTCTTTCCGCGGTAAATGTATGCTTGTCCTCGTCGATATAAAACGTCCGCCTCAAGTCCAGATGCGGGATTCTGACATACAGGCAGCCGCCTGCAATGGCAGATACGATCCCGATTGACTGGATCGTAAGCGACTGCTCCGGATAGGCATATTCATCCACAAGGGAATTGACAAGCTCCCGTATCTGCGCGTCGTTATAATCCTCATCCGCACTGTCGACCATGATAAACCGTCCGATCTTTTTCTCCAGCTTTGCGTTTTTCTTCTCATACACGACCTTTCCTTCCTTCGAGTAAATGCGGAATCTGGTCTTGATCTTCTCAATGCTCTGGTCGTAGCTCCACTGCATAAGGTTTGCACCCGGTTCGACCACCCACTGTGTCAGTTCTTCTTTTCTTCTAAGCAGCGACACCTTCCCCTGATCTGCACGGATGTAAAAGCGCGTTTTTTTCTTCTTGTATGTGCTGCTGAGCGTTTCAAGCAGGCAGTCATAAAAAAAGACCTTCGGCTTCTGCACGGTCGGGATTTTATAGCCGGTATCGACAGCCGTTCCAAGTGTAAGTCCGCACCGCTTTATGCAGTCTTTGAAAATTTCGGTCGCTGTCTTATTCTCATAGCTGAAGGAGTCCTTGCTGTTTGCAAGGTATATGCACTCATCGTAAGCCTTCCACTTATTGATCTTACCGTTTCCACGGCTCTGCTTCATAATGATTCCGCGAAACCGTTCCTTCCCTTTCCACTTGAATACGCACGTGTAGCCGTCTTCAAGGTCCATCTTCACCGTCGGATGCCCGGAATTGTCATCATCGAGCATGGATACTTCAATATAACGGGCGGCAGAACCTTTCCGCCCGCCCCATACGACTTCTTTTACCATCCCGGACACATCCCAGACTGTTTCCCCATGATAAATTTTTAAACTTATGTTTCCCATAATAAAACCGCCTAACTGATGTCCGGGATCGTCAGCTTCAGTCCTTCAAACAGCCTGCTCCCGTTATTACTGCTCTTGTAACCGTGTTTCTTTGCATCCGCCTCGATCACCGCTTTATTTGCATTGTAGATTGTGGAAGATTTTGAGCCGCTCCCATAGTATTTTGCGGCAATATTCCACAGGCAGTCCCCGGATTTTACCGTATAAGCGGATGATTTCGTTTCCGTACTGGTGCGTTTGCTGGCAGAAGCGACCTTTGCTTTCTTACCCTTCGCAGTCTTTAACTTTCTTACAGAAATTTTCTTATACTCCGTTATCGTCAGCGTATAATGCAGTGTGCCGACATCTCCCCCGGTTTCTTTGCATTCAAAGCTGATACGGCAGGGCATATTCACCGCACACGGACCGGCTGTGATGATAAACTTCCCCGGTGCCGTGCGGTTCATCATGTTCTCTAAAAATTCCCGTGCTTCTTCCGGGGCTTTCGGGTTCTTTATGGAGCCCTGGCATTCCTCTTCCGGAAAGAATGACGAGAACTGGATTTTTACCGCCCCCGGGTGCTTCGCAATAATGACCTCGCCCACGCCATATACATAGGTTTTGTCGTCTTCGTCCGGATAGGATAACGTCACCTCTTCCGGAAGGACAGGAAGCCGCAGCCGTTTTTTATTGCTGTTGTAAGTCAGCCAGAACTGGCAGTCCTCTTTGTTGACGGCTTTCTTGATCTTTTTCTTCCACGCTCCCACACTAGAACTCATATGTCATCGCCCCTTCCTCGTAAATCTCCTCTTCCAGGAGGGACATAAAAGCAGACTTAAAGTTTTCTTTTACGCTTTCCCAGACGCTTTCTTTATCCGTGCCGCTGCTTACGCCAACGGAGCCGGAGCCTTCGATTGAGATGGTAAGCTTCTTTTCCTCCGTACCGGAAGAAGACCGGCTTTGTGTATTTGCGCTTGCTGCACTTACCCGTTCCGCTGCTGAAAGTGACATCATCTGCGGATTATCTGTCCTGCCGGAAACCGCGCTGATGATTTTGTCTGTTTCCCCTGTCGGGAATACCGTGCTCCCTGCGTGTCCCACGATCAGCTCCGGACCGTCTTCACCGGCAACAAACACATCTGCTGAATTTGTCGTGCCGGAAGCATCTGCCTCCGCTTCTGTAACCTTAGTAACCGAAGGCGCTTGCGCTGCCAGCGCTGCCGCCGTTGCATTTGAGACCTGTTCAGCGGCAGATACGGCGCTGTTTTTTGCGGCAAGGATATTCTGCACATACGCATCCATCGTGCTTTTTGCCGCTGCCGCCGCATCGTCTTCCATATTCATATTGTCAACCGTATCTTCCAGATCCTTTTCCAGTTTTTCCATTGTTGCGCTGAAATCCGTTTCCATGTCGGCTACTCCGTTTGCCGCCTGCGACTGCGCATCCTGCAGGTTCTTATACTGTGTGACCATCTGCTGGAGTTTTTCGTCGCTGGCAGATGCCATTGCCGCCAGTGCAGATGCAGATTCCGCGCTTCCGTCGTCAATGGACGCCACCATCTCGGACAAACCTTCAACGTTCCTTCCGGTAAGGTTCTCAAGGCTTGCCGCATAGCTTTCCCAGTATTCTTCCTGTGACTGCATGGCAGACATAAGGTTGTCAACAGATGTCGTCGCTACCGAATCCGCTTCTTCCCACAGCGCATACTGCCCGGAAAAGCTCTCGTATGCGGAATCATAGGCTTCATCGTACTTTGCCGCCAGCTCCTCCAAATCTCCAGATACCGACTCTACCGCCGTCTGTACCGCATCGCCAAACTCGACCAGCGTATCCCCTGACTCCTGCATCCCGTCCGCGAACTCCTCAGCCTTATCCGTGGATTCGTCCAGCGAAGCAATAAACTCGTCGATTTCATCCTCGGTATATCCAAGCTGTGTACAGTATTCTGTGATCTGGTCGATGGTATCCCGGTAAGTCTGGTTTGCAGTTGTAAGCGCTGCGGACTGCTGCTCCACCGCATCATAGGCTTTCCCTAAGTCTGCATTCCAGTTCATCGCCGCCGAGCCTGCAATTTTTGATAATACCGGATGTTCATCCTGCCATTTTGCAAGCATCGTATCATAATTATCCGTAGCCGCCTGCGCCTCTGCCCTTGCCTGGTCTACGCCGTCGCGCATTTCCTGATAACTGCCAAGAATCTCCGTCAGTCCCTCAGCAGCCGCCTGCCGGTTTGCTTCATCTGCCGTCTTCTGTATGAACTCATACAGGTCTGATATGCTGTAATTAAGCCTTCCGGTCGCAGAGTCTACCGATAACCCTAAGTCGCTGTATGATGCATTCAGGCTATCCACGATCCCGTTCATCACCTGAAGCTGTGCATCTGACATATCCGTCTGCCCCTGCAGTGCCATAAGCTCGCTTACCAGTGTCATAGAGCTGTCGGCAAGGTCATTGTTTGACTGCACCTGCGCATCATAGTCATCACGGATGCCTGACATCTTTTCCCCAAGCTCTGTGATCCGTTTTGCAAATTCCCCGATTGTTTCGCCACCCTCTCCAAGTGCAGTGTTTAGCTGCTCGATCTGGAGCGCAAGCTCCCCGGCTTCTGCGGAGGTCTTTCCATACCGGTTAACGGCTTCCTCATATTCTGCTTTCAGCTTTTCAAGCTCTGCTTCCTGTTCCCGTGACTGAAAGGTAAGCTCATCTGTTGCGTCTGTCGCATCCTCATACGTCAGTGCAAGAGCCGCCACGGCTGCCGTAACTGCCCCGATTGCCACCGCTGCCACCCCAAACGGGCTTGCAAGCAGTGCACCGCCGAATATTTTTGTAACTGCCGTTGCCACTGTAACCGCCGCACTGTATGCGGCAATAGCTGCCGCGAATGCCGCAATGCCGGATATCAGTGCTGTAATCAGCTTCACCACCTGCGGATGTTCATTGGCAAATTCCTGCGCGTTCTCAAGAATGCCGGCGCCCTGGTTGTAAAGGTCTTTGAGCGAAGGGTTTAAGACGGAGCCAATCGTAATCTGGAGATTAGATGCGGCATTATCCATTTTGTCATGCGCATACTCGGTCGTATCTGCCATGATGGCATATGCGTCTGCCGTTGCATTTGCGCTGTCCTCTACGGCGTTTAAGTTCTCGTTAAACTCTTCAAGCCCCTGTGAGAGGATGGCATTTGCCGCTTTTCCTGCTTCTGCGCTGCTCCATAAGTTCATGAGGGCTTCACCATCCCCGTTGACCGATTCATAAAGAATGTCGAGCACATCGGCAAGGGACGCGCCGCTTGACATTAACTGTCCGAATGACATCCCGGTCTGCTGCGTTATGATATTGGAAACATCTGTCCCGCTGTCTCCGAGCTCTTTTAGCATGGACGAAATGTATGTTGTACTTTCTGCCGTATTGATTCCGGCTTTTGTCGTCGATATATAGGCGCTCTCCAAATTACCAAGTGACACATTGTACGCGGATGCGGAAGCGATCGCTTTACCCATCTGTGCGGCCAATTCTGCCACGGTCGTTACACCGAGGTTCTGTACCTGAATCAGGGAATCCGATATCTCTTCTGCTGTCCCCGCTTCTTCCCCGTATGCATTGATTGCCGTCGTCAGGACGGAAAGTGCGGATGACGAATCCGTAAAACCGGCAACAGCAAGCTCCGATGCCGTCTTTGCCATATCGACAGACTCCTCAACTGCCGTGCCGGAAGAAATCGCATTATACGCCACATCTGACAGGGAATCCGCAAGCGTGCCGGTATTATTCGACAGCTCCATGACCTCACTCTGGAGCGTATCGATCATATCCCCTCCGGCGATCGTCTGGAGTTTGGCGATGGATGTTTCAAAGGCTTCCCCTTTCTGCGTACATTCCTCGAATCCGGCTGCAATCTCTTTTAACGCCACCGTGATTCCGGCAGCCGCAAGCAGCGAGTCCAGCTCGCTGACCGCATTTGTCGTTTCATCGCCAAACTTTTTTGCCTTTTGCGCGGATTCATCCGCTTCTTCCGAAAACTGGTCCATCTTGTCCGCCGCATTATTTGCCGCTTCTGCTTCGGCTGCCAGCGCATCTTCTGATTTGAAGCCCATGTCGACAAGCTCCTGTGTCGTATAAACGGCTTCCATTGCTTCCTTGTCATAGTTTCCGATTGCATCCGTCCAGTAATCCGTTGATGATGCTGCTTTTCCAAGCGCGTCTGCTGCGCTTCCGGCTCCGTTTTCCACATTGCCAAAAGCTGCATCTGCCGCATCTTCCATGCTCTTAAATTCCTTTGTGACATTCCCACCGCTGCTTGCCATGGATGACAATTTGGCAGATATGTTGTCAACCGCTTCAAATATGACCGATAATTTCGAAGCCATCGCCTACCTCCTTCCTTTTTTTCTTCCCGGCAATAATCCAGTGTCCGCATCAGCCCCCTGCTCTACACATGCCATGTAAAACAGCTGCAAAGGGCGCGGCTTTTCGTAAAATTCCTCCGGTTTTATACCGTAATTCAAAAAGAAAAACGCGCACCACCATGCAAGTGAGCCTTTCGGCGATGCGTCACTGGATATCAGTTTTTTGCGTCTTCAAGATCCGCTTCATCCTCTGTTTTCCCGTCCGTCTCTTCCTCATCGCTTTCGGTAATGCCGAGGATACCGCTGACCAGATTTGTCACAAATCCGTATTCCTCATTGGTAAAAACTTTAAGCGGCATTTCCGTTGCATCCGCGCAATGGAAGAAGTCCATAAGCTCCTTATCTTTCAAATCAGGATATACAAGCGCTTCCACGATCACATGGCGCAACGCCTTTGCATTATCCTTCGTTTCCTTCATCACCACTTTCCCGTCTTCTACAAGCGGGCGTTTTCTCTTTTTATCCATGTAGACTTCCGTCTTTTTGTAGTTGTTGAAGATCTCATTTACTCTCTGAAGCCTCAGCTTCTTGATCTGAAACTGTACCGTCTCCCCGTTTTCGTCTTTGATCGTCTCCGGTCCAGCTGCTGTAATCACTTCCTCTTCCAGCAGTTCTTTTCTCATAAAATATGATAAATTTGGCATATAATCGCCCTCCTTACCCAATAAAAAGAGGACATACAGGCTTGCGCCCGTGCCCTCTTAGTCCGTTTTTCAAATTACGACAGGTCTTTTGCCCCAAAAGCAATACTGTCTTTTACAAGATCGCCATCCGTATCCAGATCCATCAGGCTTAAATTCCCGGTCAGTACCACTCCCGTCAATGTCACTGTCTCCCCTTCCAGATCGCGCTTGTAAAAATCCGAATCCTCATCTTCCCTGAGTGCCTGGATCGTAAGCTCCGGTGTGATCCCGTTAAGCTCATATGAATCAATCACTTCACGCAGCCACTTTGTGGAACGGTATTCATCCAGCGTACCGGTAATATCACGCCCAACATATCTTCTGTCTACGCCCTTGCTGCGGAGTCTTCGCGTTTCCGAGACGACAGGCGTATAATTGACTGTTAACTTTGCAGCGTCAATAACTTCCGTGCCGTCCACAAAAATACGCCCCTGCTTTAAGGATATCCCTTTTCTGTTGCTTCCCATACTTTACACCTCCGTCCTACTGCGTACTAATTGAGAAGTACAGCTTCTCTGCTGAATCCACCGGCTGGATGGCAACGTTAAAATACGTGCTGTCACCGACGCTTCTTGATGCGTCAACCAGAAAATCATTGTCGTAATCAATGTTTTTGATCGCGCCGATTCCACCATCCGATTTCGGACCGTACTGCTTTAACAGATCTTTCCCCAGTCCCACCATGATTTTCCAGCCGTCAGAATCGTTATCAAACTTGTTTGGCGGGAAAGTTGCCTTTAAATCATTTGCGAACGAATCA